GGTGACCTCGAGGTTGAAGACGTTAACGGTTCGCGAGATAACGAGCTTGACTTATCGAGTATCCATTCTTGAGATAGTTTTTGATACTCTTGAACACCTTCGTCGGCTCTTTCTTCTTTTGTGGTTTAGCTTCCGTCGGTTTTCCGGTTAATAGAAACCTAAGCATTTAAAACATACAAACATTTTAAAGTCAAATGTTCACGCCTGAGATGAAACGCGCAACTATGACCGTTGTCAAGGATACTGAGAGTAAGATGTCGTATCGAGTCATGTCCTTTTTTTATTACCTCGCGATCCGCGCGTGTGATGTCATCGATTGGTGGTTCCCGGTGAAGGAAGACCCAAAGACTGAATAGGCTGGTAATCAGCATGTAGCGAACCATTGCCACCCGAGGTCAGCGGTGATTTTCTTCCATATAATGTCGTGTTTGTACAGTTTTTCCTTCGACTTGAGCAGCGGAAAGCATGGGAGGTATTCATCCTCGCCGAGCAGTTCACAAAACTTGTACAGGACGTAGCTGTAGCTCAAAAAGTTTTTACGGTTTTCAGGACAATGTTTCTCAAAAGGCTTTTGAATTTGCCCAAACATGAGTCGAAGTCGGTCTTCCAAGGCTTGAGGCATGGCTGGAGGTTTCACCCCGTTGAGAATCGTTGTGATGTACGGTGCGTGTTCGTAGTATTTATTCATGTGAATCTTCTTTAGCATTTCGCGCACCTTGCGGTGCGTCAGGTCTGACTTGTCTTTAATTCTCTGCTTTTTCACCTCGAGCTGCAATTGGTCAATGAGTTCTTGTGGTACACTCGTGTACTCTTTCGCCTGGAATTGATTGACCCATTCGTTAAAGTGATTTTCACGCCGGTACGAATAGACGACGTGGCGTTCCATTTCTTGCTCCTCTTTGAAACCCACTTCTTGACACTGGACATAGTCAGTCATTCCACATGTGAGGCAAATCATATCACTCGTCATCTCATCGAGTGTATGGTCTATTGACCCACAGCCTTTGCATTTGGGCATGTACCCAGGGTTTTTCTTTTGCATCGGTGTGATGTGATTATCTTCTACGGTTGCCATGTACTTTTCGTAGACATCCTTCTTCTTTCCTCCGGCGGATTCAAACTCCATTATTAAAGGGATACATTCAGCCATGTAGTCATACATTTCCTGTTCAGCTGCCGAATCCCCTTTAGATATTCGTTTTTGAAACTCTGATAAACGTTCCTGATAGCGTCCTTCCATTCTAAATAATATATCGTTTTCTTTTAGTTAATGTGGATCCTAAATCTCATCGAACAGTGTAGACCCAAGAATTTTCAGGTCCATCAGATGTTCAGACACGACGGCGATGAGTTGGTACCAGTCGATGAATTCAAACCAGGCGAACACGGACACGTCGATTACTACTTTGGGGGTCAACTGTATACTCACATCGGACATTGGCCCATTCAGAACATCGTCCCTCGCTTTTCAGTTCCGGTACACAGTGCAATTTTCATCAACGACGAAGACCGGAAACCCACAGTCTGCACGGAGACTGTCAGGCGCCACTCAGGCCCGACGCAGTCACCAGTGTCGTTTGACGTGTATGCCCCTCGGCCCCATTTCACAGTTTCATTCTCAGGAGGGTTCAGAATCTCCGTGGGAATCAAATGGATCCTTGTGAAAAAAGTGGCCGGTACGGTTCGTATTCAGAACGTCCTCGGTCAGATGACACGACTGGATGTCTAAGTCCAAGTCGCGAAGCGACTTGTCCGAGAAATCCGTCACTCCACTTTCGGTGCCAGGTAAAACTTGAGTTCACCGAGGTTTGCAACCGTGTACCGGAACACGATGGGCATGTTATCGTCGTCGTCATGCTGCATCAGCTGGACACTCGAGCACAGGCTCGTCGCCCTGGTGAACATGTTGATGTACTTGAGCGAAAACACATTCCCGAGCGCCTTGTCCTTCCCGGGCTCGACACACTCGATGACAGTCTTTTGGTTTGCAAAGCCACCCTCACACTCGAGCTCGAGGGTATTCTTCTTGCGCGTGATTCGAATATCCTGAGCCAGGTTGTTCATGTCGCGTGTCACGCGCTGGAAATCGACACTCGGGATGGTTGTCAGAACGTTCATCTCAATCTCAGGCACAGAAAGTTCATCGTCATTGATGTCCAGGAGTTTGAAATCGAACGACGTCGACGACTTTTTCGCTGCATTCTCAATGTGAATGTGCAGAAGGTACGAATCGTCAATAGACATGCTCAGTGTATCCGTGTTGGTCACAGACTTGAGCAGCTTGTACGTGTTTGACACATTGAGTCCAGCTGTGTGCTCACCCTCGCAATGGTACTCTTCAAAGTTTTCAGCAGGCATGACCAGGTGGACGAGCGTCACGCGCGCCGTATCAAGCGTGACAACCATGAGACCCTCTGGGCGGAACACGAGGTTAACATCGTTGATGATATCCTTGAGCACCTCAAAGACGGTGCGAAAGGCACTCGCCTGAATCGTCTTGAGACGAACCATACCCAGTGAACGCAGGCTCACTTTATACCCTTCTGGTATGCATCTGAAACCTTTCTATTCACCTTTTCTTCGAGCTCACGAGTCATCGGAGGTGCCAGCGGCATGTTGAAATGTTCAATATCGAAATAGTCACCAGCGTCATTATCGTGTGTGTCGTCGAGCATTGCTCCTGAGAGAACAGACTGGTCAAACTCCTCGACACGCTCCTCTGGTTTCATCGACTCGATCCATTTGCGAACGTCGTTTCCGACGAGCAGCTGACCGTCGTTCGTCACTAGAGTGGGCACGCGTGTAATCTGTCTCGACGGGACTCCCTGAGTCGACACGTTATGGAACCGGATCATGTGGATAAGCGCTGGGTTTTCCCGAATCTCCTGAATCACCTGGGAACAATATGGACACTTGTCGCTGTAGACCAGAGTGGCCATCCTAGTATTGGATAACTTTTTGTACCCAGGAAGGCGACGCGGCCTTTTTTCTCGCCTGATAGTAATATGAAGGACATTGTCGTATTTCTCCTTCTGGCAATTTTGGGATTTTTGCTGTGGAACCGCGGCGTCCTCGCACGTGGTGAGGGGTTCGTGAACGTCAGCGACCAGAAGCCGGTGAGCCCCGCGACGATCCAGACCATCATCAACGCCATTCAGGCGAAGAATCCCGACGTGTACCCGGTCCAGACAATCTACATCAACTCAATGCAGGGTGACCAGGGTTCGGCGATGTATGATGCCCGTATCATGTTCGTCAACACACGTGGCTACTTTGGTGTCCAGTACGACATCAAGGCGGACGGTGACGGTAACATCCTGGAAATGTCTGAACAGCCCCAGCCCGGCATCGGTACGGCTGATGTTTTCGAACCCTTCGGTCCCAGCGATTCGTACACCACGTTCGAGGACACCCAGGTTGTCCTGGACAAACAGTTTGCGGATCTGAAGACTCAGGTGCCAGGTTACCAGGGCAAGCTCGACATTTGGCTGGAGCAGATGCGTCAGTCGGAGAGAAACAACGCCGATGCTGCGGCACGGAACGGAACCGTTGTTTCTATGCGCTAATTAGGAATGATATCAGCACAAAATCTTGCTGAGCGAGAGCACAAGAGGCTCGAGGTTCGCAAGGCGACCTACAAAGCAATTCTCGAACAGCTCTGTCGCAAAATCAAATCTGCGTCAGAACTTGGAGAACGTTCACTGTTTGTGACAATTCCACCATTTACAATCGGGTACCCTGCATACGAGATTGAGACCACAACCGCGTACATTCAACGTCAACTGGGTCGTTTGGGCTACAAGGTGATCAAAGTGGCACAGGGCACATTGGGTGTCAGCTGGTGTGCGAAACCCAAGGGACCCGTCATCATTGATCACTCTGTTGAAGAAGAATCGACTCGGAGTATTTCACTCCCGTCGCTCGCCAATTTACAGAAAACAGCTGCGAAATTGCGTGGAAAACGTTAAATCTGACTCATCATTTTCTTCGTAAACATTCCACCTGGTCTCAGGTATGCTCTTTCTATCATTTGAGCGAGCCGAGTTCCCTGCATACGACGAATTCCCGCGAGAGTGTTATTCTGGTGGGCTTGAGCCATCATATTATAAGCTGCATTTCCTCTTTGACCGAGGATCCCAGCAATTTGACGACGAATATTGTTGCGCTGAGCCGTCAATCTCCGGCGAGTCGC